CTGCGCTCCCTTGCTCATGGCGTTCCAAACATTATCCGTCACCACGCTTGCGGCCATCACCAAGCGCGAGATGTAGACGCTTTCCGCCTCGCCTATCATCTGCGGTGCGAATGCGCCCGTTTGCGCCGCCCTCAAAAGCTCTTCGTAGATCGTCATTCGGTTTCGCCTTCCTCTGCTATGGCCCGCGCCTCACGCTTCGCCTTGCGCTCTGCCCAGTACGGGTGATGCGCGCTGAACTCGCCTGCGATGATCGGGTCCGGCATCATCTCCTCGAAGAACTCGTAGGTGAATCGCGCGTCCAGGGGATGCCCGTTGCTTCCCATCCCGAACCTCTTGCACGCCGTGTAGAAGTTAGCCTTCACGCGCCCGTCATCATCCAAGAGCTGCACTTCTGTGTTCGCCGGCCAGAATACGAAGGCTATCGTCATCGCACATCCTCCAGCGCCGTCTTCAGTTTGCGAAACATATCCTTGTCCAACTCGTCAGGATCGATGTTGAACCCGTGCGGGCAGATGGTCTCGCCAGTCACCGCCTCGCGTAGTTCCGCCTTCTCCTGTTCGGAGAACCGAAGACGTATCTCTTGCCACTCAGAATCTCGTATCAGCATGGTTTGCGCCTCCACAGCGTTTTTACTTGTTTGAAGGGTTGAACCCGATGCGGGGGTTTGTCCGCATCGGGTTTTCTAATTAGCCGTCGCCGTAGCCGGAGCCGTAGCCGGAGCCGTAGCCGGAGCCGTAGCCGTCGCCGTAGCCGGAGCCGTCGCCGTAGCCGGAGCCGGAGCCGTCGCCGTCGCCGTCGCCGTAGCCGGAGCCGGAGCCGTCGCCGGAGCCGTAGCCGGAGCCGGAGCCGTCGCCGGAGCCGTCGCCGAGTTCTTCTACGCTTGCCATACCGGAACATCCTTGATTGAGGCTTCGCCAGCGGGCGATACATCGAGAATTTCAATCACTTGCATAATCTCGATGCGCGGCACCGCAACGGGAAACTTGCAATCTTTGGGACGGCTAGTCCCTGATACAGCGAGCTGCGACAGTGATGCCGCACCCGCCCAATACCAAAGGCGACGCGCATCGCTCAGGACGGCTTCCTGCCCTACGCGAGATTCAAGGTTTCCAGCGAATACTCCCGCTGACTGGGTACGTGCGATCACGTACCTTCCTGCTTTCTTTGCTGCCATTGCTCCTCCACATGCGCAATTCATTACCGCATGTGGTTTATCAAAGCATAGGGTCGCTACCTTATCAAGCACTAAATGGGCTCTCCCTGTGGATATGTGTGCTACATTGGACATGTTCAGAGAGAGAACGCGGTGTCCTCCATTGCCCTCACCTTAGACGTGGGGGCGTTTTTTGCGCCTGCTATCATCCCTTCATGGGCAAGCTGATCGACTTTGGCGGAATCAGCGTCGATACGCGCGATGCGAACCCATCCATCGAATGCCAGCACCTCAGCATCCTACTCGACGAGAATGGCCAAATTGTGACATGCAGAACATGCGGAGCGCAGTTGACGGCGTGGTGGGCGCTCCTGATGCTTGTGAATCGCTACAGCGAGGCAACCAAAGCACTCCTGGCCCTCAGACAACCACCGTCGGCGCTTCGGGTGACCGAAGGCCCGCTGATTCGAGTAGCGACGCAATCACCGCCTGAGCTGCCTCATTCACCGGCGTCGTAAGCGTGCGGATCAGCCCCTCAATCTCCGCCACCATCTGAGGGTCCGTCTGGATTCCGTCCGGGACATGCACGCGGATATCGACATTCACGATGATCGAGGACTTTTGGAAGGCGTTGCGCACCTGGGGTGAAATCACTGGCTCCTGCCAATCACGAATACCGTCCTAAGTCCTCGCGTCTCGACTGCAGAAGTCGCATCGGCAAAGAACTGCACCTGCACGGATGTTGGAGCCGTCATCCCGAGCGCGGGACAGCCGTTTAGGCCAGGGGCTGCGATGTTGGGGATGAATGCCGTGCGTACAAATCCTCCCGGAGTACTACTGACAGCCGTCGTGGTCACAATGGCTGTGCTGTACGTCGGCGATCCTACAACCTGGTTGGCAACCACACACGCAGTTTGAACATCCATCACACTGTTGCCGGTCGTAGCTGTCGGGGTGTAGAAATCAAAATACATGCCCAGCGTCGTCCAGTATGGCGGCATGTCGAGAACGGTGAAAGCGTATTGCGGGGACGATGGAATAGCCGCGAAGCTCAGATATCCGAGCCCGCTGGTAGCCGGGTTCACACTGCCAATCGTCGGAGCATTGGAGTTGTATACGGACCATATCCCTGAGAACGCTACGCTTCCGCTTGAAACACCCATTAGGTACGTGAGGTTGGTCAATGGCGGCGTCGACAATCCACCGCCCGTAACACTCGAAAATAAGGACCACCAGATGGAACCGGCGGTTCCGGGGACGTTGTTGAAGTTGCTCGAAAGACGCGAGATGTACAGCGACCCACCATAGCTCCCGATCGATCCGGTGTAGTAGGTGGTGACGGGGTTGTAGGCGCCGTAGAACTCGGAAATTGGAATCGGAGGTGCAACCTGACCACTGGCCGTGATCGGAACCGCAAGCGCCATGAACACGCACATGCACATCAGTTTCTTGATTCCCGGCACTTTGAACCTCCTAGTGAAGCAATAGTGATTCTACAACTTGAACCCGTCGTGCCTGCGGAAGTATACGGGCTTGCCGTCCTCCCATTTGATGGTCGTTTCTCCGTAGAAGTGAGGGCCTACCAGCGCCGCTAACTGTGAGGCCGCACGATAGACCGCATCCGCCACAGCCGGCATCGTCTCCGCCGCGTGCTCCTCTGTTCTCATTTGCTCAGTCGCCATCTTTCCCTTCATAATAACCCGAGCTGCATCGGCAGTTGTGAACTATAATTGAATTGCCGATGTACCATCCATCTTTTGTTTCGAGGTTATACACTTGCCCCCTAAAATTGCCTCTCTGGATGCTAGCGATGTTATCAAGGAATACGTGTCCGGCAGTACGATCGAACAGATTGCTTTGCGAAACGGGTGCAGTATCACACCCATTCGTTCTATCTTGCTCGACAACAACATTAGCAGACGCTCTGGTCGCGCTCCTCGTATCGCGTTGCCTGACGTTGATTCCATTGTGCGCGAGTATCTTTCTGGAACCAGCGAGCAGGCCATCAGCCAACGCCTTTCCGTCAGCCGCTCCGTCGTGCGGCGCGCGCTGATTGAGAACAACGTTCCCATCCGAAGCGGCAGTGCGGCCATGTTCATGCGCCAATCGAGAATGACCCCAGAAGAACGCAGCCGCCTTGTGGCCCCATGCCACGATGCGGTTCGTGGCGTCAAGCGCAGCGTCAAAGAACTGGTCAAGCGAGCGGCTACTCGGCAAGGACTCTTGAATGTCGTCAGCGAGTACGAAGAGAAATTTGCTGGGATGCTGACCTCCATGTCCGTTGTGTTTGATCGGCAGACGGCGGTGGGTCCCTATAATTGCGATTTCACCATCGGAACTGTCGCCGTGGAAATCTTCGGAGGACACTGGCACTTCTCTGGTCGCCATCTTGCCCGAGCTAAGCAAAGATTCCACTATCTCCTGAATCATGGCTGGGATGTTCTGATTATCGTAGTCAGGAGCGGTAGACCGTTTGGAATCGAGGCTGCAAAGTACGCTATCTCCTTTGCGCAGAATACCGGCATTGACCCATCCGCTGTCCGTCAATACCGGATGATTCGGAGTAATGCGGAGGAGCTTGCCCGATTCCGTGCGGATGATAATGATATCCCCGTCGTATTTCCTCGCGCTAACCCCCGTGATGGTGACACCGGGCGATACAAGAGTGTCCCCAAGTAAGCAGTTCGGATGAGCGGGGGGAACGTCGTCGCCGGACTCGAAATCGTCATCGATCGGGATGCGCCCCTGCTCTGAGTTCGGGATGCAAATCTCTTCGCACGCGGTATCGTCGGGAAGCCAGCTCTTGAACTTCATCCCCGCGCCCTTTGCCGCTTCATGCGTCCCGCGCGACCTGGCGTAAGCCGTCTCCGTTCGCCCAATCATCAGCGCACGTTGAGCGCCAAACTGCTCACTCTCCATGATCTTGTGCTGCAGTTGGCTCGTAGTCCATCCTTTGTCGATGGATTCGGTGACAAGATCCTTCAGCGCTCCCCGCGTCGTCTCCGTGATTGACCACTTCGCGTCCGGGTTGTCGATGATCTTACCGTTCGGCAGAACTCTCTTTCCCACCAGCTCCGCCGCACGCTTCGCCGCCATCTCGCGCGCCTGGGCCAGCACCTGCGTCCATAGCGGGTTGGGTGCAGCATCGATCACCTCGGGGATGTGGATGCTCAGCAGATACTCTTTGGCGGCGTCGACGGCCTCATCCTGGGTGATCGGAGCAATCTCCGGAATCAGGCTCGCCCAATCCATGTTCACTTCGATGATGCGCTCGAGGTCTTCTTTGCGCTTGGCGTTGTCTGCTTTCGCAAGATCGTCAGCCCCGGCCGCCGCGGCAATCGGAAGCGCAATCAGCAGACTATCCGCGATGGCTTGAGCTTTGCGCTTCAGGTACGCGGCTAATACTGACTCCAAGCTCGCTCGCCCTTTGCGAAAGGGGCGTCGGCTACTTTGCCAGCCCCCTTGCCCGCTCCGGATTTGCCCTTCGAACCAGATGCGCCCGCATCGTCACCGCCGGCCGCCGCACCGGCAGCTTGCGGCATCTCCGTCTGTCCAGCCAACACCGACAGCGGAATCGCGCCCGAAGCTGTATAGACCATCGCGACGTCGCCGCCCTCAATCGGATCTTGGCCAGCCCGCACGCGCTGCTCGTTGATCGTCTCGCGTCCGAGCTTGAGGTAGGTGCTGTCAATCGTCGCCTGGTCCGTAGCGGCTACTTCGCTGTCCAGCGACCACACCATCTCCACATTCGCGTAGTCCGGACCCCATCCCATGACGATGAGGCGGTCCATGAACGCCTTCCACCACACCATCTCGACCTGGATGCCCTGCTCTTCGATCTGCTCTTTTTCCTGCTCGGCAGATGCGCGAGATTGCGGCTCTTTGACGAACGGCTTTGGAAGCACGCGGAAGACGTGGCACACGATCCGGGTCAGCCATTCGTCATAATCGGACTTCAGCAGTTCGCCGGCTGAGCCCTTCATCTCGAACGGCTTCATCCCGCCGGGGATAAACCGAATCTTCGACTTCAGGTTCATATTGCCAGACATCAGCGCGTCGAAGGATGCTTGCCAGATGGCAATGGCTTCTGGACTCCACGTCTCCGGTACTCCCAGCATGACGTCGGGGATCGTGCCTTTCTCCCAGAAGTTCGTCATGTAGAGCGTCTTCTTCACCATCTGAAGCGCTTCCTGCATGATCTGCTCCACTTCGGAATATCCGCCGATGGGAAAGTCAGTCCGCGGGCGCGCCGGAAGGTACAGAAGCTCGTCTTCCGAGAGGTTTACAAGAGGTAAACCTTTTACAATCTGCTGGTAGCCGGGCTGGGGAGCGTCAGGGATGCGGCCCCAATCGTCGATCAGCGGCTTCACTGTGGCGCCGTCGAGCGCCATGATGGCGTAGGGCTTGTTGCCGAGTTTGTTCTTCCACACGAAGGCGCTGGCGGCGTCGATGGTGTAGCGATCGCGGAAGATCATCCGCATCCACATTGCGTAGGGAATCTTGCGGTCCGGCTTCTCGAAGAACTGCGTGAGCTCTTTGATGCGCGGATCTTGCTCAGACTTCTTTCCCCCTGCTTCCTTCAGTTGGAACTTCCACGGTAGCGCCACAACCTCATCGATGCGCGATTCCATCACCGAGGCAATCACGCCAGACGCAGCCGCGAGAGCGCGAAGCATGCTGAACAACTGCAGCCGCTTCGGGTAGATGTCGAGGTTCGTTCCTACCTGGTAGTCGTAGGCGCGGGGATAGTTGACGTTCGGAGGGCCAAACGGATAGACGGGCTGGAAGGGGCTGAAGAAGTTCCCGTCCATGTCGACGTCGGCGATGAAGTCGGGAGGATTGTCGCGGTCTCCAAAGCCTGGGCGGTTGTTGTCATGCCCTGCGAGTAGGTTGGCGGGCACGCGCTTTAGGCCGGTGTTACCTTCCAAGGTTCTGCCCTGAAAATTTCCCGGTTGACGAGCTCCGCGCGACGGCCCTGAGAGGCCAGAACCCGGCGATATAGGGGTGTTCGTGCCGCCTGACGGGCCTTTGGCGAAGAGTTCTTCCACGCTGGGGCGCTTGCCGTAGCCGGTGAAGGTTGGGTCTTTGGTCTCGTCATCCAGCATGGGTTCCTCCGAATAGCTTTTGGCGCATCTCTTTGCGTATCCGGTCCTCATGGCTTTGGATCAGCAAGTCCATCGTATCCTGCTCGCGAACGAAGCTCGCATCCGCGTGGGCTGCTTCGATCATCGGGAGCGCCTGGCGGTAGTTTCCGGTTGCCATGATCTTTCGCGCCGCCGCGAGGTTCTTTCTCGCCGCGTTCAGTGTTTCAGCTTTGAACCCCATGGCCCTTATGCCTCTCTGCATCGTAGCTTCTTTGGGAGAATGATCGCACGGCGCAAAGCAACTTCCCGGCACCATGGAAGCTGAAGCCAGTGCAGAATGAGCGCGGCGTATATCCAGCGCTTGCGCAGTCCAATTGTGATTTCCATCTCGGCTGGTGCCATGAGGCTCATTCTATCCCACGGCATCTACCAGTCTTCCTTGCACCCGCGGAAGTGGTTTCCACCCAGCGCTCCACACGCCTTGCACGGCTTCCCAACTGGGTTGATCGGAGCCACGTAGCCGGTCGTGGTCTCGCGCGCTGATTTCAGGTGTGGGCGCTTCTCAATCAAGATCGCCACCGCCTTCGCCGCCAGCGCTTTGCCTTCCTCGCCCGGCGCTGGAATATCCTTGCGGTCCCACTTCCGAGATCGACACTTCCCCGAGGTGCAGTGCGTGTACACCACACCCGGCGTCGGTATCCATTCGTGGTTGCAGATGTCGCAGTGGTTCACTGCGCGCTGGAGTTGGCTCATAGATCGTTCCTTTGGGTT